ACCGTCACCGCGCACAATGCGATGGGCCATAGACGTGGGACAGCAAAAAATGGATCTTCCGGCATGTCAGGGTAGCTCATGCATTCCGTTCCGGATGCTCGTATCGCTCATGCGGCTTGGGCGGTTCTGGGGCCTTTTCAGGCGCCGGGGTGACAATCGCCGGGCTCTCGATCTTCTTCTCTTCAACGACGGGCTTGGCTGGTACCCTGACCGTCTCGCGCTTCTCTGGCTGCTTCATTTGGTCGCTCCGTTCTTGGGCTTCTGCCGGGCCATCCTGGCCTTGGCTTCCATGGTCTCAACGCCAAGCTCGTGCTTTCGCTCCATTCCCTCTGCCTGCAGTTCTGCGGTTCGCTCGTCCAGCGTAGCCTTGTGCTCCAGCGACTGAGCCTGAACCGCGGCCTTCTGCTGTGCAGCCTCGGCATCCAGCGCCATCTTCTGCTGGTGCATCTGCATGTCCAGATCCATTTCCTGGCGCTTCATGTCCATCTCTTCGCGCTTGAGCTGGAGCTTTTCCTTCTCGATCTGCAGACCGAGTTGCATCTTCTCGATCTCCATCTTGTGCTTTTCCTGCGCCATCTGCATGTCGGCGGCCTGCTTTTGCTTCTCGGCCTCCATCTTCTGCTGTTCCGGTGATGGCGGGGGCGGCTGGTCGGCTGACTTCTGCGCCTGCTCGGTCGCAGCCTCAAGCGCATCCTCGGCCTGTCGTCCCAGCTTGAATTGCCGGCAGAACGAGCCGTAAATCTCCATCACAACCGGCTTCATCGAAGCGTCAGCCATGATGATCGGCCCCATCGCCTGGGCGAACTGCGCCGTCCCCTGCAGGAAGACGTTCATCGTCTGCTGGTTGCGGGACAGGTCGTTGCGGATGGTGGAATCGCTCTCGATGTCAATCCGGTAGTTCCGAGCGATGTCGTCCTGGAGAAGCTGCATCACCTCTTCCTGAGAGGGCTGGCTGATGATCTTCTGAGCCTGCTCGCCTTGTGCCAATATCTGCGGCGGGATCTGCTGGCCCGCCTGTTGTGCCTGCTGCACCTGTTGCATCAGGGCCTGCACGGTCTGCTTCTGCTCCTGGCTCGGCAGCTCAATGCCGGTCATCTTGGACAACAGCGGCCAGTCGAACTTGGTGGCGATGATCTCGGCCTTCAGCTCGAACAGTTCCCGGGCGAACCGGGCAACCTCGGACTGCCGGCGCTGGATACGAAGCGAGCCCCACTGCGCCTTGAGCTGCTGGGCGCCCAGGGTCTCCCCCGGATCGGTCGAGCCGCGGAGGATGTCCGCAATGCCCGTCACCTCGTAGATGGTCTGCTTGATGGCCTCACGCTGCTCGTACAGCGTCTTGATCGCCATCGTGGTGGGATCAAGCGGATACCAGTGGATCGCCTTCTCAAGCCCGCCAGCCTGCAGGAATGCCATCGCATCCGTAGCCGGCACAAGCTCGCCATCCTCGGCCTCGGCCACAGCCTTGACGTCCAGCGGACTGCCGCCGTACAGGCCACGAGGCCGCAGCGTCTTGATCAGCTTGGTAATGCGCCGGGTGACGACGTTCAGTTCATCCACCAGCGATTCGTAAATGCGCAGCGGCGTGACCGGAACCAGCGATGCGGTCTGCTCGATCGCCTGCAACGGCTTCGGGGTCGGGAAGAAGTTGGTCAGTTCCAGCGGGTCAGGATCGGTCTTCAGCACCCGTTCGTGGTAATCCTGGCAGATGAACAGGACTTTTTTCGAGTCCTTGTCCCAGATTTCCCAGACCATCGCCCGCTTGAATACGTCCGACTTCGGGTCTTTCTCCTTCTTGTCCGTTGAACCATCGGAGGAATAGTTCAGCGGTACGTCTTCGATGTTGATGTCGGTGCCGTTGATCAGCTTTGTGATCTCGTCCTTCGAGAGATAGTGGCGGAATGCTTCCCACGGCACCTCTCCCCAGAACCGGCCCGGCCCACGTCGAAAGTCACGCCATGGAGTGTGCTCGCAAACCACCTTGGCATAGATCAGCTTTTCGGTCCCGTCCTCGCTCTGGCCAAACGTTGGCAGGTAGCGCACCCGGGCGACACCGCGGTCAGTGATCTCCGAATCCTTGATGGTGGCATGCATCGTGCCGTCAAAGTCGTAGGCATCTACGGCAAAGCTCAGGCTTCGTTCGATGATGTCGGAGACGACTTTACCAACAGGATCTTTATCTGCGAACCTTCGTCGGACGTCAGGTATGGGAGTCGAGTTGTAGAGCGCAGGGACGATAGTCTCAATATTGGCATGAAAGATGTTGAACTCGCGGTTCCGACTGCCCTCTTTGGACTGGTAGACGTCTTCGGCTTTCTCGGCATCTTCCCTCCACTTCTTCTCGTCAGCCCCGGAACGCTCGATCTGGTCGAGCCACAGTTTTACCAGATCCCGCTCATCCTGTACCGCTTCCGCCTTGCTTTCATAGGTTGCGGTATTCTGGTTGTCGGTCATTTACCCTTGGACCTGTTCCAGCCACGCATAAAGCCGTACTTGAAGTCCACCACAAATTCTACGATCAGAGTCAGGATCATCAATCCCTCGCCTTCTTGCGCATTTTTGCCTGCACCAGTTCCATGACGCTCATGTTGGCCATCACACGACCATCAGGTTTGATTTCGTAGATCAGTTGATCTGGCTTCTTCGGGGCGGCCTTGTACGGCTGATAGGGTCGCGACATGCAGGCATAACGCCATTCGTCCGCCGCGTGGTCCTCGCCGTCCGTGTCCAGGTCTTCCGGCTTGTCCAGGTCGTGTTGCAGTGCCGGGATGGTCCGTATGGAATCCACGCAGGTCGAAAAACAATAGATCATCGGGCGGCCTTCTTCGCCCTTCATACGCTGGCGCATCTGATCCCAGCCACCCAAGGCGCCCATCTGGGCGACGCGCTTGTTGTCGGCCCTGCGGAACGTCACGCCCACCTTTGCCATGCGCTCGGCAATGGATGGGCCGCCGTCCACAGCGAAGGCTGCAGGATCTATTACGCCGTAGGTGATCTTTTCGCCGGGCTGCTCTTTGGCGAGGATGCCGAGAGCTACTTCTTCAGCGGTGAGCTTGAGGCCTGTGTTTGGGGCTGATTTACCGTACCATTCTCGATAGCGAACAATGCTGCCTCTAGGTATGGTCCTCCCAGGTCGCTCAAGTCCGCTTTGCAGGTCCAAAAGCTGCCCAGTGTCGGCGTCGAGAATACTGTCATCCCCGACCACGGCCCACCAGCCGACTGAAAACGGCTTTGCACTGCCCCAGTCAGCCGCCCTAAATCTGAGCCAGTCACTTGGGATTTCAAATGGTCTGACGACATGCTTGTCCAACTCCCAGCAATCAAAGAATGCACCTTCGATAACCGACCAGTCGCCCTCTAGCCACGCCTTGACCAGCTCCTTTGAGCCAGACGCCTTGAGCTGCTGGATATAACTTTCACCCAGGAATTTGTTATCGTGAACCCGGCTCGGGATATACACCCGCTCAAGCCCGCTCACTGCATCCTTGATAAGCTGAAATCCCAAGGGAGCAGGATCAATGTATCTCGCTCGCACCCATTGATGACCGGGGCCGCCCGGATTGCCTGTAGCCCGGAATCCAACAGGAACTCCTGCTCCGCTTCGGAGAGTGGCCATGAGCTTGAGAATGGGTCGGTCAGAGGGGAAGTTGCCGATCTCCTCAAAGTACAATCGCGTGTAGCTGTGACCCTGGTATCCCTCGGCATCGCTGTCCCGCTCCAGATAAGCGAACCGCAGTCTGGCACCATTCGGCGCTCGCCACATCTTGTCCTGCTCGTGATAGGTCCAGCCGAGCGGGGTATAAATCGCCTTGCTGCGCTCGATCGTCTCGACAAGCTCTGTCCGCTGCCGGCGGATCATCAGCCCTATGGCGTCCTTGCCGTAGGTGTCGGCATGCTCCAGGAAATCCCCCAGAACGCCGTCAGTCTTGCCGCCGCCTCGTGCGCCCCCAAAGAACACCTCGAATACGGGGCATGAGATCAGCGCGGATTGCGGGCCTTCCTGGGCCTCCCAGATTACTAGTGGGTCAGCGTCTTCGGCGCGTTCTGCTTCTGCCATGTGGTTGGATCAGCCGCCTTGTTGGGGAGCCGCGCGACATAGCGGTGAACGATTTCAGTCTTGTTCTCGGCCTGAGATAGATCAGGGATTGTCTTCCGCAAAAGACCAAGCGCTGCAGCAACTTGCGTTGGCTTCAAATCGACCGTTCCAAGCACATGATCGCTAAGGCGATTTATGAGCTGACTGGTCTTGATCTTTGCCCTGGTTTCGTCATCGTGACGAATCTTCATGCTGCGGGCGGCCATCGTCCTATTTCCTAACGAAAAAACCCGCCGCGGATTTCTCCGGACGGGCTATCTTTGCAAATCACTTGCGACGATGCCCAAAAAGACATGATTTGCTGGACCAGTCAATGGCTTTCATCGTTTTTCCATCGCAAACCCGTAGGCAAGCGCGAGGCAGTCCAGACACTGCCGAAACAGAACGCCGTAATACTTGTTCCAGCGCTCGCCAGACAAACCGCGGTCGCTGGCTACCTGCTCCATGGTTTTGCCGTCGATTAGAACGCTGTGGACGATCGGAGATCCGATGGCGCCCAAATCCACATGAGCCCGGTTTAAACGCGCGAACGCCTTGCTGTAGGCCTCTGACATGCCTCTGTGTCGAAAGCTTTGGTCAACATAGGGCTGGGATGGATCGCAGGCCTGTTGCTGGCCCTGGATGGTCTCGAAATCATCCTGAAAGGCGCGGCCGGCGTGGTATTGTGCTTCGTCGATCTGTTTGCGGGCATGAAGATTCGCCAGCGGGTCGTTCTTGGTGTTCCGCTCGGCAGTTATTTTAGCGCCTGGCTCCAGCCCATAGGGATCGTCCACCACGATCGGCGACAGATGCGGATACTCCGGATTCCTCACCCCCTTCTTGCTGGCCGCGATGCCGATCTTGCGAGGGTTCTTCGTCATTGAGGCCCCGTGCATTTCAGGATTCTCCGAATGTGATTTCCGGTGTGCCTTCCCAGGCGAAGCGAGCAACCCACAGCCCTTGCCGTCCGTCAGATGCCTTCCCGTATTTCCACCACATGGGCTTGGCTTCCTTGGTCCATTCAACCAGCTTTTCGTAACGGGGATGGCCCTCGGGAACGAAGATGGTCGCGAGGTATCCCTGTGGCCGATCGCGCAATAGCGGCTCTGGCTTGCGCTCCTGAAATGCTGGCCGCTGCTTTCGGAGCCGATCAAGAAATGCGACCTGCTCGTTGCAGGCATCAACGATTTCGCTCACCGTTGGCGGGAACTTGATCCTGCGCTGGATGCCTGTCCGAGGATCACAGACATAGGTGATCACCTCATCCGGGTATCCCTCCAGCACAGCCCCAACATTGACCTTGAACCCTTCCGGGTCCGCGTATTGGTCAATTCGATAGGCGGTAAACAGGGCCGCCTGGCAGCGCAAAATCAGAGCTTTCCGACTGTTCGAGTTCGGCAAGCTCACGACGGATGGACGCGACGAGGCTGCCGCCGGATCTATTCTGAGATGTTCCATGGGTTACCGTGACCTTTTCTGCTTCTCGAATTTCGACAACAGGAAGCGGCGCCTGCCGTTTGGCGTAGGCGGTTGCAAAACATTTCTCGTGATAAGAAAGGGGCTTGCCGGCGTTCTTGCGGGTTTCAGCGTCGATCAGGTCAGACGTCCAACCCGCACGCTCCCATTCGATCGCCCGCCAATCAACGCCAGCAAACTCAGGTGGAACCTTGAGAGGGGTGTCAAAACCAAGGGCATTCAGGAAGGAAGTTGCGAGAGCTTTCGAACCTTCCG